GCCGGGTTAACTAGTGCTGCAGATAAAGTTCCATATTTTACTGGAAGCGGCGCTGCTGCCTTAGCAGACCTGTCTTCCGGGATGAGAACCTTCTTAACTACCTCGTCTAGTGCCAACCTGGCTTCTGTAATAACTGATGAAACAGGAAGTGGAGCTTTGGTATTTGGAACGAGTCCAACTTTAGTGACTCCTGCTTTGGGTACTCCAGCTTCCGGAGTTCTAACTAACTGCACAATAACAGGAGGGATTAGATCCTTCCAAGTTTTTACTTCTGGAACTGCTGCTACGTATACTAAACCTGCAAATGTCTCCTCTATTCTCATTGAAGTCCTAGGAGGAGGCGGCGGAGGAGGAGGTGCAGTAGGAGGTGCTAGTACCTTCGCAGCCGGAGGAGGAGGAGGTCCTGGGGGATACACTAGATTATATGTGTCTTCTGCAAGTAGTACTTATACATATACAGTGGGAGCAGGAGGAGCGGGGGGAAACACCAGCGGCGGAAACGGAAGTGCTGGAGGTACTACAACTTTTAGTGCGTCGTCTCTTCAAGCTACTGGCGGATCAGGAGGAGCGGGAGCAAATATAGGAGTAAGTGTAGCAGGATCTGCATTTTATGGGGCCGGAGCTAGTGGGGTGGGGTCTAATGGGAATATAAATGGAGGGGGGTCTCAAGGAGGAACGGGCATGGCTGTACTAGGAGGTCTTTCTAGTGGGGCGGGAGGGTCAAGTGTTTTTGGTGGAGGAGCTGCCTCTATTACAAATGCTACTGGAACAGGAAATAATGCTTCGGGATATGGTTCTGGTGGTTCGGGAGGGTCTGCTACGACTACAGGACTGGCAGGAGGAGACGGATCAGCAGGTTTAATTATAGTTTGGGAATTTTCTTAAATGAATGTGTTTGAAATTATTTCGACAAAATATGAAATTGAATGGCTAAACGGTCAAATTTCTTTTGTGGATGAAAATGATGGAAATGGACCTGTAATAAATGTCTGGGACCTTGATATTCCGAGGCCGTCCACAAAAGAAATTTTATCCTATGAAACTGAAGTGCTCCCCGCCTTTATCTTAACCCAATTAAAAAAGAAAGTTATCATTTTAATTGAAAACTTACTAGAAAATACTGCAAAAAGTAAAGGGTATGATAGTGCTCTATCTTGTTCTTCTTACTTTAATAGTAGTGTCCCTCAGTGGAAACAGGAAGCAGAACTTTTCATGGCATGGAGAGATAACATTTGGGCGTATTCTATTCAAGAATTTGAAAAAGTTAGATTAGAAACTAGGCCTATTATTTCCCTAGAAGAATTTTTAACAGAACTTCCAATTATTAATTGGTAATAGTATGGCTAAACATTATTTTTCAGGCCGTCTTGGCCCCTATCTATTCTGCGACATCTGTGGTCAACCATGCTATATTAGTGAGTCTAGGAAGTTATCCCGAGACACAGGACGAGGAGGCTTAATTGTCTGCCCGAACGACAGAGATGTTATTGATGCCAGCACAATTCCCTATAAATTACCAGAAGAAAAAGCTGTCCCTTGGACAAGAATTAACCACACTACTCTAACTAACGGGGCAGCTATTATAGATATTGAAACTACCAATATAGGTGTGTAATGAATTTAGTAGAACTTAAGAAAGATTTAACTTTAATAGAAATATTAGAAGACTATATTAAAGATTTAACCGACGAAGAAAAACATGTGGTTCCAACTTCTGCAATCCTCGTTTTAGACTGCAAAGGTAGTGTATGTTATCATAATCATATAGAATGTGATGGGAAACACTTACTTGGCCTATTAGAAATAGGAAAACAGATGATTTTAAAGGACCTTCTCAATGGCTAGATCGGGTAGTTACAACTATTCTCTCACTAGGGACGATATCATCAAACTAGCTATGAAGCGAATCGGGATGATCAATAAGAATCAAACCTCTCGAGGAGCCGATTTATCTTATGCTGTAGATATCTTTCAAAGTATGATTAAAATGTGGCAGGCCGAAGGCATACAACTTTGGAACCGCCGCCAAGCCACTCTCTTTACTACTTACCAAGACAGACAGTATTCTATATCAAACACAGGCGACCACTGTACAAACTCATACGTAAATACAACACTCTCTGCTGCTGAGGCAGCTGCCCAAACTGTTTTATCTGTTACCAGCAGTACTGGCATGACAGCTAGCGATTATATAGGCATTGAACTTGATGACAAAACCCGTCAATGGACTACTATTAGCTCAGTAGACTCTTCCACTCAAATAACGGTCGCTGCTGCATTAACGGGAGCTGCTGCTTCTGGAAACACAATTGTTTCATACACTAGTAAAATAAGCGACAGACCTTTGCGTATCCTTAACTCCAGAACAATAGATTTAAACAATAATAATAACTCTATTCCTATGGAAATGATTGGATACGAAGAGTACTTCAATATTCCAGTCCTAGCTACAGATGGTCGCCCTTTAAACTACTACTATGATAAACTGCTAGATGCAGGAGTATTTTATATATTCCCCAGACCTAACGACGTAGATGTATTAATAGAGTTTACATATCATGAAGCTATAGAAGACGTAGACTCCTCTGCTAATGATATGGACTTCCCCTCTGAGTGGACATTACCTTTAATAGCAGGACTGTCAGCCGAGCTAGCCTTAGCTGACGGCCGGTTCCAAGAATATCAAATCCTAGATGCCAAAGCCCAACAATATAAAGAAATAGTTAGGTACTTCGATAATGACGAGGAACCTCTTTATATGCTACCTGAAGGTCCTATATGCTAATAGATTTAATAGGGGGAACTTACAACCATAAATATAAAGATTGGAACAGCCAACGAACTATTAACTGGTACCCAAGTATTACTGCTGAAAAAAGTCAAGAAAAAAATAAAACTCAAATAGCCTTACTTCCTCGTTCTGGTCTAAGTCAGTTTGTTAATTTATCAGGCACTGCCGTACGAGGGTTGTTTACGGCCCATACATTGACCCAGGAGCGTTGTTTTGCTGTGGTGGGCACTACCCTATATGAGATTCATTATGATGGCTCCAGCACGTCCAGAGGGGCCTTAACGGGCATGTCTGTAGAATCCAAATCAAAAGTATATATGGAAGTAAACGGTAATGGTGAATTAATGATCCAAGACCACTTAGCCGGCTATATCTTCACTTTAACGACAAACGCCCTAACCAGAATAACAGATATTGATTATCCCAGAGGAACTACGTTAACATACGCTGACGGGTACTTCATTATTTCAGATAGTAACGGAAGAGTGTCCTTTAGTGGGCTTAACAGTGGGACCTCATGGAGCGGCCTAGACTTCTTTACTCCAACTTTCAAGCCAGATAAAGTTAAAGCTGTTCAAGCATTCCGAGAAGAAATTTACTGCTTCGGCGATGAAACAATAGAAATATATATTAACGATGGAGATACCCCATTTATACGCCAATCTAGGACATCTATATACTACGGCCTTACTGCTCGAGATAGTATAGCTGTATGGCATGGCGGAGTGTTCTTTTTAGGAAAAGGTAAAAATGGAGGATCAGAGGTTTATTTGCTGGGAACTAACTTCTCCTTAAATCCAGTATCCTCCCCTGTTATTTCTCAGTTTCTTAATACATATATCAATGAGGATGCAGAAGGATTCGTTCAAACTACCCCTGATGGACGTATATTTTATCATCTCCATTTACCTTCTCATGCTACTACTTTAGTGTATGACGTGACCACAGATATGTGGCATGAAAGACAATCTCAGCGTCCATATCCCGATTATGATGGTACTAAGCCTCAAGATATGTTTCGAGGAAGATGCCATACATATTTTAAAGGAAATAACTTGTATGGTGACTGGTTTTCTGGTAAAATATTAAGAGAGGACTCTTCAGTCTCAACAGATGATGGAAATATCAGACTTCTAAAAAGGATAAGTCCAGTTTTTCATAATGAATTAAAGAACATAACTGTTTACAGCCTAGAATTTGATATAAATTCGGGGGCTGGCTTAGCTACAGGACAAGGTAGTGACCCTATAATGATGTTCCAAGCCTCCTTAGATGGAGGGAATACTTTTGAACCAGAAGAGTTTGTTGAATTGGGCACTATTGGCGAATACGACCATAGAGCTATGATCAATGGACTTGGTACTGCCCGTAACTGGGTAATTAGCTTTTCTATTTCTGATCCTATTGATGTAATCCTTATGCAGGCAGTAGGACGAATCTCTTTGAGTAATTGGTAATGGCATTAAGTGTAAATAAGCTCCCATCTATTAATGTTCCTTTTGTTAATTCAAATGGACTATTAAGTCCTATATGGTATGAGTTTTTCAGAACCTTTATTGCTAACACAGTGGAAGACATTGCAGACGCCACAGCAGAAGGAGTAACGTCCCTTACTGCCGGAGCCGGCCTAACCGGAGGAGGGGCGGGGAATGTAACTCTAACGGTAGGACAAGGAGCTGGAGTAGCCGTCAATGCTGATGATGTAGCCGTAGATATTTCCGGACAATCTTATGCCCAAGCAGCCTATGATGATGAAGTAATGATTTCTGATATTTCAGAAAGCGGAATAACTAAAAAGACGACTTTGAGAAGTGTAGCTGCCTTATCTTCTCCAGGAGGGAACAACACCGAAATCCAGTTTAATGATAACGGAGTGTTCGAGGGAGATTCCGGTTTCGTCACAGATGGGGCAGGAAGTATAGACATAACTGGCGATTTAGATGTAGATAATATTAACTTAAATGCCAACACTATCACAACTAATGACGCAAATGGTAATTTAATTATTAATCCGAACGGAACCGGCGAAACTCAATTCAACGGTAACCTAAAGATGGCTGATGTTGGAGGCACAAATGCAATTTATTGGACTTCTGGGTCTCCCACTACCTACAGTATAGGGGGTGACGGTGGAACACCTTATATACGCGGCCCAGACAATAACCATAGAATTCTAACTAATAATAATGGCTTCTCAATTTTTTTCGGAGCCAGTAGACAAATGGACTTCCGAGACACGGAACCTGGCGTTAGGATGACCGGAAATACAAGTTTCTATAGAACCACGAATGCAACGTTAACTGCCAGCACAACTCAAACACAAGGTCAAGGCGCTCTAGTTAAGGACTATAATATAGTAACCACAGTGGCGAATAATAATGACACAGTGACTCTCCCCGGAGCTATTGTGGGACGACATTGCATAGTGGCCAACGCAGGAGCTAATATATTACAGATTTTTCCCGAGTCGGGGGACAATTTAGGAGCCGGACTCAACACCTCTACAACCCTTCTTCCTGGCCAAAATGCTTTATTTATAGCTTATGATACTGTCAACTGGAGACAGTTAGTTGGACTGTCTCAGTTCCTCAGAACCGTAACAAGTACAATTACAGCCAGTACGACTCAAACACAAGGTCAGGGTGCCTTAACTAGGGACATTAACGAGGTTAGTACAGTAGCTAATAATAACGACACGGTTACCCTCCCCACTGCTACTATAGGGGCATATTGCTTAGTTATTAATGACGGAGCAAATACCCTTCAGGTTTTTCCAGCATCTAGTGATAACTTAGGCGCAGGGGTGAATACAGCTACCACGATTCGTTCTGGTAGTAGAAAGTTATTCATAGCGTATGACGTTACTAATTGGGAAGAAATAATAGATGATGCTCCTGTTCAAGGACCAGCATCTTCAACAGATAACGCTGTGGCTCGATACGACTCCACCACGGGACTTTTAGTTCAAGATAGTGGTGTCATAGTAGATGACAGTAATAATGTCACTGGTGTGGCTAGTTTGAGCTTTGGACAAGATGCTTTGAACTACTATGATGAAGGTACCTGGACACCTGCTTTTACATTTGATACTGCTGGAGATCTAAGTATGGTGTATGGCACCCAGTCTGGTCACTTTACTAGAATAGGTAGAATGGTGATTGCCAGATTTCTATTGATTGCCACTCCTACGCATACAACAGCAGCCGGGAACGCTAGAATAACAGGGTTACCCTTTACAGTTAATACCGGAATCACTGCATATGGATACACTGCGGACTGCACAACATCTGCATGGCCCGCAGGAACTACACAGACCTATTTACAAGGAGTGGCCAACACTACATACATGAATGTAAAAAGTGAAGGAACTGCAACTGCTTCTGCATTGTTTACTATAACTCAATTCGCTACTACAGTTGAGTTTACTATTAGTGGGAGCTTAATATTTTTCGTATAAAACTCTCTCAAGATATTGACTTAATTAAGTCTATTCTGGAACAAGATAACGTCTATGATGGATTCACTTATGATGGCAGTCCATCCCTAGATAGATTCATACCAGACGTTAAAAATTCTTTGTGGTTTATATTATATGACAATAGTGAAACTACAGGTGTAATAAAACTAGAATATTTAAACTTCTCTTTATGGATTCCTCATATTATTATACATAAGCAACATAGAGGACAAGACTCAGAAATATGGGGAAAATTAGTTATACAGTATATGAAAGACGTATATGGAGTGAATAAGTTTTTAGCTTTAACTCCGTATAAAAATGCTAAAAGATATGCAGAAAAAGTAGGGTTTAAATATATCCACACTGTGACAAAATCGTTTAAGAAAGACGGTGAATTATTAGATCAATATTTACTAGAATTTAAAGGGGAGGAGTAATTAACATGTCAATAACAAAAGTGATCCATCTCTTCTCCTCAAAGAGGAGGAAGTGATATGTCAATCGGGGGAACACAAGGAGAAGATGGTCAACAGTCAGTTGATATTAGTAAGTACTTATTGAATTTTAACTCAAGCGACTGGGCAACCCAAGCAAATACTTATTTACAAAATGCTTTAGCTCAAGGATTACCTTATTCTGAGAAGTATTCTCAGTTAGCTTCAGACGTCATACAGACTTCTACCAAGCAATCTGAACAACAACAAAGAGAAGGATTTCAAACAGCTCAGGCATTACAGGCACCTCAAAGGTTAGCTACATACCAAGCATTAGACGCCTACCAAGACTTGTTAGGATTATCTAGGCCAACAATGGGTAGCGCCCAATACGCACAACAAGGACCTTTAAATCAACCTCAATGGGTAAATAGGAACCCTTCTTTATTCCAAGGAGGAGTATAAACGTATGGTAGACTCAATATTTCAAGGAGCTTCTGGGATTAATTATGGGCCGACTCTGTCGCTTCCTAATAGCCCACTAACGCCCCAAACCCAAACACAGATGCCCCCATTATTAACACAAGGAGCCTCCGGGTTTAATTATGGTACCGGGTCTAATTTTAATCCTAATGATTTGTCTAGTTTAGCCTCGTCCTCGGGAATATCTAAATACGTACTTAACTTAATTTACGGGGCTACTCAACCACTTAATTTTTACGCCCAAGAAAAACTTCCAGAAGTTTTAGCAGCTTTAGGGAAACAGTTCGGTATTGATTTTAGTTCTATGTCAGGAAAATCCCCTACAGAAACAGCCAATAATGTATTACAGAAAATCTCGAGTGATGGCCCTTCAGCATTAGAAGAGGGAGCAATTTATGGGGCGTATAGTCCGCTATACGATGCTTCTCAAAGCTATATACCAAGTATCTCAGAAGGAGGAAGCCAACCTATATCAGAAGGGGGAGGAGGCCAAACCGGTCTTAGTACTTACCCATCTCAATATTTAGAGTCTGCCCCCTCTCCGTATGAAACATCAACTGACTCAGGACCCCCTTTAGTTGTCGGAGAGACTCCTATCGGTAGAACAGTTCCTTCGGTACTAACCCAACGAAAACAACAAGAAGGCGGAGGAGGCGGGGGAAGCGGAGATAATGGAAGAGTATTAGTCTCAGGCCCCGCAGGAAGCAACAACTTAGAAGATGCGATTAAGCAAACCTCCTCAACGAATCAAGCCCCTTTATCTTTTACTCCTTCTAGTATAGGCTCAGGCAGTTTCTCTGTTCCATCTCAACCTTCAGCATTATCTACTTTACCTACATCGAGCTATTTTCCGAATCAATCGAGTCAACCATCCGGAATTCCCGGACAGTTACCGGGGATTCAAGGCCAACCAACTGATATGTCTAGAGCTACTCCTCAGTCTGCTTTAAACAGTTATTACCAGACTCCCGGATATCAACTTCTTTTTGGAGGAGACGCTACTCAGAGATATCAACAAAGTCCAGGTTATCAGTATGCAGTCAGCGAGGCTATGCGCCAGATGCAACAAAATTACGCATCAAAAGGCCTTCTAGAGTCAGGCAGTGCTATGAGGGGATTACAAGATAGAGCCCAAAATATGGCTATGCAGGACTATGACAATTGGTTAAACCGACAAACTCAAATGTATGGAGACTACCAAAATAGATTAGCAGGGTTAGCGGGAGGAAGCACCGGTGCCGAATATGCTATGAATTTAGGGCAAAACTTAGGCCAAACAACCTCTGGAATGGGAGCAGGACTTGCTTCGCTGTTCGCGAATCAAGGAACAGGCGGCTTAGGGGCCTTTACTAACACAGGTGCTGCTCAAACAAATAATTTGCTACAGGCAGCTCAGATGCAGGCACAGGTAAACGCAGCCAACCAAGCTACTAATCTTTCTGCTGCTATAGCAAGCCGAAATACTGGATCATTTTAGGAGGAAATAAGATGGCAGGACTAGACATTAGCCCAGCTAATTTATCTGGGTTAGCAGCTTTAGCTAGTAGAGGAGACACAAACTTAAATTTACCAGTTCCAGGAGAACTAGGGCTTAAAGCTCTGCAATTAAATATGCAACAGGACCAAGCTAAGAAAGAGGAGTTGTACAAACTATTGGCCCTCCAACAACAAGCTCGCTCCCAAGATTACCAAACATTAGCTTCTTCAAGAGGTTCCGGTGGAGGGTCTTCTTACCCCCAGTCTATTCCTAATGTAGAGGAGTTAAAGCAGCAGTTAGCAGCTTTGAATCAACCTCAATTAAATCAAACTCAACAACAAGCTAATCCTCAACAAAAAGTGTTAGAAAGCCTTCAAAAAGAAATGACTAAATTATTAGATGAAGATGATGCGTCTACTAAGGAAAAGGGAGAGTTTGCCCTTCAATTTAAAAACATGCTAGATCAAGCCTCTACTCCCGAAGAAGCTCATCAAATAAGAAATGAAGGTTTAAAGATAGCAAGAGCAAATAAATACCTAACTAGTGAGGAAGTGGACGCTGCATCCAAGTTACCATTATCTCAATTTAAAAGAGGTCTAGAATTCAAAGCGATGCAATATGGGCTAGCAAATAAATACAAAGACTCGCAGAAGGGAACTGAGGAAGTCTCCCCTGATACCTCTGAATTATCGGCTGCGACAAAAACCCAGGCTCAAAAAGATATCGTAATGTCTGAAGATAATATAAGACAACTTGAAGATTTGTTTTCCCAAGTACCAGATAATTTCTTTGGCGCCTCTAGTTTAGGGCAACAAGCTACTAAGGCTCAAGAATGGGGAGAAAATATTCCGGGAATCGGTAAGTTTGTCTCTCCTTCAAAAGAAGCAAAAGCAGACCTTAAAAAATATAGTTCATTTCAAGGAAAAGCAGAAGGGCTTTCTCTACAAATTATTAAACAGTTATCTGGTGTGGCCTATACAGATGCCCAATTAGAGTATTTAAAATCCATTCTACCTTCTATAGGAGCCTCAACAACTAAATCTCAATTCGAGGGACGTAGTCAAGCATTATTTGACTGGTTTAATGGAATAAAAGAACATAGACAAAACCTGCTAAAAAATAAGATCCCATTAGGTTCGAAGGAATATAATAAGCAAATGAAAGATTTCGTTCTACCCTCAAAAGACGAAGAAGCTCCTCCTGATAATTATAATGAGTTACGGCAGTTCTTAAAAAAGAAAAATAAATACTCCGACGAAGAAATCGAAACCTATATAGACTCCAAGAGGAATAAATGATAAATATCTTACTAAATGCCATCGGAGCCGCAGAAGGTTCACGTCCTGGATACTGGGAAGGGAATCCTTATGACCTAACCCTGGGCAGAGGTAAATACTCTAAAGGATTCAAACCCGTCTCCCAACTAACCCTTAAAGAAGTTAAAGCCCTACAAGATCATATGGTCACCCACGGTGCCGTGTCTAGTGCTGTAGGAAAGTATCAATTTATCAGAAAAACTTTAAAGAGAATACAAGACAAACTAAATGTATCTCAAGATGAGATATTCTCTAACGAGATACAAGATAAGTTTGCTATAGAGCTTCTGGATGAAAGAGGGCTACAAAAATTCTTAGGAAACACCATGTCCTCGCACACTTTCATGAAGAATATTTCAAAAGAATGGGCCTCCTTACCTAATCCTAACACAGGGAAGTCATATTACGGTCAAAGATGTCACTACACAGTAGAACAAATGAAAGAGGTACTAAATAATGTCTATAGAAGATGATGCACAAGAATTCTATACCCCTGAACCATCTGGCATAGAAGCAGACGCACAAGAATTTACTCCTTCTACTAAATTAGACACCAAAGCATTTTTAATGAGTGGTTCTAATCTTCAAACTCCTCCTTCATCTGTGGAAAGTTTACAGAAAGCTGCTAACGCAGTTCTTGCAGGAACTCATAGAGGCGTAACTCATTTTACTTACAAGATTATGTCTTTAATTCCCAGTGAACGGATTAGACAGTCAGTTAAAAACGTAGATAAGATGACAGAAGATTGGTACCAACAAGCTAAAAAAGACTCTCCTATTGGAGCACAGGCAGCAGAATTAATAGGGGAATTAGGAATAACTACCCCCTTCGGGGGGGCCTATGGAGGCCTCATGAAGGGAGCTTCGGCCCTGGGACGAGCCCTACCTACAGGGTTCCAAACTTTAGGTAAGTATGGGGCCTCTATGGCCGGCGGAGCCGGTATATTAGCAGCTCAAGAAGGTTATAGATATAATCCAAACCAACCAGACCAACCATTTAATACAGAAGCGGCTTCAGAGGCGTTAAATAATCCTGCCGCATATCTGGCTCCAGCTTTGGGAACTAAGGTAACTGGTTGGTTAGAAAAATCTAAGGCTCTTCAGGAAGGAAGTGAAGTGTTCCCCGGGCTGTTACCTAGAGATGTAATGAAAAAAGGGCCTGCCAGAACCGCTCTTCAGAAATTCTTAGACTCGGCTCCTGCTCTAACAGGATTAGGGGCTAGAGCCAGACAAATAGAAAGTGTCGGGCCAGTGATACAAAATTTAATCCGAAAAATATCTAATCAACCAGAGGCTATGTCAGCTAAGGACTTGATAGAATTCGCTGGTACAAAGTTACAAAGTGGGCTACAAAAAATTAAAAAGGGAGAAACAGAAATTTGGGAATCTGTAGCAAAATCAAAATCTGTAACAGATAGTGATGGAATTAAACAATTATTTACTCGAGCTCAAACTATTTTTGATAAAGCTCAACTACCGTCTTATTTAGATACTCTAACCGAGAATGTTCTGAAAAAGAAAATATTAACAGTAGAAGACGCTAAGAACCTCCAGTCCTTAATAGGGGACGGGGGAGTTGCAGCAAACCTAGCTGCTCAAAAGAACCCTCTTATGAAGGGAGCGGCAGACGATTTATTTAAGTTGAAAGATCAAATTCTAGATAAAATAGGAGACTCTTTATCTACACAAGAACTAAAACAATTTGCTGGAGCTAGGGAGTACACTGCTCGGAAGTACGAGATATATAAAGAAATACCTCAACTTAAAGCCGCCTTGTCTAGTGAAATTTCTGCTAATAACATCATTAAAAACTTATTAAGTAATGCTCCTAAATATCCTAAAGATAAAGTAATGAGCAAGATGAGTCAAAGCGGACAAGATGCTACTAAAGCAGCTTGGATAGCCAAAGCATTAGAAGAAGCAGACACAGGTGCAGGAGATATAGACTTAGGGAAGTTTATTAAAGCGACCGGTAACTCTACGTACGCTCCAGACCTTCTTGGGAATGAGACTTATAGTTCTATTAAAGGATTAAATAAATACCTCAAAGTTATTAATGAAGCTAAACATACTGGTTGGTATCCACAAGCTGCTTTAGTGCCCGCATTAGGAGGAGCAGTGGCTGCTGGAACAGCAGCCGGAGGGTTGGTAGGAGGAGTAGCTGTGGCAGCTTCTTATCCTGCCATAATGTATATCTCTAACCATCCTTGGCTAAAGAAAGCATTTGGCGCTCTGACTAAAAAGATGTCTAAGTCTGCTTATGATTACATGGCCAGTAAGATAGAAGAAAATCTTGGAAGAGGAGGATTCTTAATGAATCAAGACGGTAGTTTATACCATAAAAAGGAAGATTGGAGATAGAACTCCCCAGTAACTATATAGTAATAGATTGCCCGGACGATAAGTCAAGTATAGCATACATATTAGAAATAATCAAGAGGAATACGTAGTGGCTAAATTAATAAGGTTCTTCCATAAAGGAACCACCATGTTTAATGGCTCGTCTATCGCAGCCAGTTATAAGTTGTTTCAGTACCAAGCAGGCACTACGACTAAGGCTAACACGTATACAGACTCTGGGGGCGGAACAGCTAATTCGAATCCAATGACGTTAAACTCTGACGGTCGCCTAGACCAAGATATTTATATTAACCAGTCTATGAAGTTTGTTCTAGCTACGTCAGCAGCAGGAGACCCCCCTACGTCTTCTATTTGGACTATAGATAATGCTCTCTCTACGGAACAGCTGTGGACCACTGTATCGAAAACATCTAACTACACAGTATTAGAAGCCGATAGGGATAAGGTTATCCGAGCGGATGCTACTAGCGGAACAGTCACTGTCACATTAGTAGCCGCTGCTACGGCCGGGGATGGGTTTCAGATAGCAGTTAAGAAAGTAGATTCTAGTGCTAATACAGTTATCATAGACGGCAGTGCTTCTGAAACAATTGATGGTGCAGCTACGTTGACCTTATCTACTCAATATGATGTAGCTCTTTTAATTTGTGACGGCTCGAACTGGCACGTAACTAATAGCGCAGCTTCTCAATCTACATCTTTCTCAGTAGACAACGCTACCAATAGTGACGTCACTAATTTAATTACTCTCCAGCATACTACAACAGGCTCCCCCGCAGCTGGGATTGGAACTGGAATATTATTTAATGGAGAGAGCGGAGACGAATCCCCGTCTAATTTTGGACGGCTAGCTTTTGTGGCAGACGATATCACCGCTGGGACGGAAGACACATATGCTGAATTTCAGGCTAGAAGAGCAGGGGCCGCTTTAGCCACTACTTATGAGTTTAAGAATACTGGAACAGCCCAGCAAGTTTTCACCTCGGCGGCTTCCGCAGAACGAACATGCACAATGCCAAATGCAGACTTGACTTTCTCATATAGCGGCGGTAAAGCCACCATAGCGGGGACTTTGACAGCTGACCGTACCTACACCCTACCTGATGCCGATCTCACGTTCTTGCAGGCTTCTTCGCAGGCTGAGATGGAAGCGGCAAGTTCAACTACCACAGCGGTATCTCCTGGAAGAACTCAGTATCATCCTGGAGTGGCTAAGATGTGGGCGTTCGTGACAGTTAGCGGAGGAACTCCCTCCCTGGACGCTAGTCACAACGTAACGTCAATTACGGACACTTCTGCCGGAAACGTAACAATTACTATAGCTACTGACTTTTCTTCTGCTAACTACGTAGCTATAGCCAACGGCGTAACTGCTGCAGGGACTGCCAATGCGGCTTCAGTAAGAACAGGTCAAGTGGCCGGATCCCTTATAGTAAGAACATATAACACTAACACAGGGACAGATACCGATAACATCAACTTAGCAGTGGTTGCATTTGGTGATCAGTAGAGTATACTATATGAATATGGGAGATATTAGATGCCAAAAAAGATAATATTCAAAGGTAAAGACGGTAGCGTAGCAATAATGATATTATCTTCTGATGATATTCAGCTAGAGGATCCTGTTAATCAATTTAAGGCAGCACATGATGGATTCTACAAAGAACACTTTGTTGTTGGAGAAGATTATAAAATTCCAGAAGATAGACTGTTTAGAGACGCTTGGACTTTAGATAAAAATAATAACATATCTATAGATAAAAAGAAAGCTGTGGAGATCCATTTAAATAGGATACGGAAATCTCGTAATTCTAAGTTAGACAAGTTAGACAGGCTACAATTAAGATACTTGAATGATAAAGAAAAACTAGATGAAATAGAAAAAGAAAAACAACTATTAAGGGACCTCACTAAAGATATCAAGTTAGATGTAAATAATCCAATGGCTGCCTGGCCAAGTTGTCTACCTGAGTATTTAATGAACTAGCTCCTCCAGGAGCTTTTTAATTTGAGGAAGAGAATATGAAACTTACTTGGGCAAGCGACATCCACCTTAACTTTATATCTAAGGAACTTAGATTAGAATTTTATTCTGAATTAAACCAAGCAGACGGAGACAAGGTTCTCTTTACGGGGGACATGGCAGAAGGGCACGTATTAAAAAAGTATCTCGATGAGTTCAAAGAGTGTATACAAAAACCGGTTTTCTTCGTTTTAGGCAACCATGATTTTTATAAGTCCTCAACTAATGAGGCATATAGAATAGCAAGAAAATATAACTGGCTTAGCCACATCCCCTATATTGCTGATGAGAACACTGCCTTAATAGGAGTTGATGGATGGGGAGATGGTCGGTATGGAGATTACCAAAATAGCCACTTAATCATGAACGATTGGATTTATATTGAAGATTTGAATATTGGGTACACAGGAGGAAAAGAGGAACTCCTAGGATGTATGCAGCGGCTTGCAGACAGGGATGCTAGAAAATTAAAAAGAAAGTTATTAAAAGTAGTTAAGGACTTTAAGAAGGTAATTATAGCTACCCATGTACCTCCTTTTGACGATTGTGCCTTATTTAAGGGAGTTAAATCTACTCCGTCTGGGCTGCCATTTTTTGCTTCTAAGATTTTAGGGGACACTATCCTACCCATAATAAAAAAGAACTCGGAGGTTCAATTCTTATGGCTTTGCGGGCATACTCATTCCAAAGCAGATATACAGGTTTGTGACAATCTTATTGTTAAGGTAGCAGGGGCTCTGTACGGATTTCCTTCTATAGCCTCCATAGTAACGTTTTAAGAGTTACCTTATTAGGTAACCCTACCTATATAGAGATCTCTTCACCTTGAGCTTCTATGGAAGCCAAATTCTGCTCTTGTTGAACCCACCAATCATTATCCGCCCCGTTTTGATATTCCTTTTGAAGCTCTTCTGCTAAATATGCTACGGCATTTAATTCTTTGTTAGTTTTTATTTTTGTTAAAATCTTATAAGCTAAGTGGACATATCGTAGTTTATTGTCCATATTTATCTCTCAGGTAATCTAATGAAACAAACATTGGATCAAATGATCCATTCTGTACTCGATGTAAAACTATTATCCCTCTCCAATGATTATTCCCTTGATGTCCTTTATAATTTTCAAAATGGGAATAACAAGCGCCGGCCTGGATTGCCCATTGTTGAGAACCGTCTACGAGGTGCCTAGTTGCTACATCTAATTTTTGAACATGTCCAGTAACAAAGCTGTGTCCAATTGTTTTTAGAATAGTAGAGGACAATCCGGAATATGGGTTACCCGTCATGGGATTGGCCATATAATGCGCATAACAAACACCATCAATAAATACCGGTTTTAAAAAATCATGTACTTCCCAGTCTTGGTACGGCAAATCATCATAACTTATAATGCCATCTAATTCTGCTAGGGACTCTACTGCTCTTTCTATTCGTTGTTCATGATTCCCTAAAGTTAGTACCATCCTTGGCAGGTACAGTCTATGTTTGGTCTCTCTTTGTCTTTGATTATATTTTTTTATGGGGTCTAGCAGGAGATCCATGGCAATTCTAGCTGCTTGAATGTCGGCCTTGTATCGCCTGCCCTCGAAGCATTTTTTGCCTTTATCGTAGCTGCATAGGGACGGCATGTCTGCAAAGTCCCCTATTTGAACAATCACATCAGGGCGAATCTTTATAATGTACTGTCCTATCCAGGAAAGATGTTCTAAGGAGACTTCTGGCTTCGCTTGTACATCAGGAATTACTAAATGTTTAGTCATTTTATTATATCCCAAATTTCTTTCATATTTAGTGCTTTTCCACAAAGGATACAAGGCAAGGTTAAAATGCCCGCCTCTGCAGCCATATATAAAAACAGAATAGGCACAGCAATCTTGTCTATTTTGTGTTTACATGATTTAATAGTTGACATAATTTCTCTGCCTCCTTACTGTTTATAACATGGAAAAGGTGATGGCTATTAAAATCCTTGTCGTTTTTCGGTCTAACTGCGTATAGATCGTAATATGAATGATCTATAAAATATTCCCATTCAATATTCATAAATACTCCGGATCGTAATCTGCCAATAATTCATCCTTAATCTCCGGCCATTTCTTACAGGCTTTTTTAACGGCCCTGTTCAGGGTCCATTTACCATATCTTTTCCAAAGGCGATAAACCCAACATAGACTCCAGCACCATATCATATCGAATTTTTCTTTACCTACTTTAATTTTCATATATGGTATTCTTATAGAGAACCTACTACCGGGGGGAAACAGCCACTCGTATCTAATAGTGCCATACTTTTCTTTACTTAATAATGTACAGAAACTCCATTTATAAATAAACTTAAATATATATATCTCAGCAGAACACAGTTTGTCCCAATGCGGCCAGTCGTCTCCCCATATATGGGAAACACCGTACTTAACTTCTGTTTTCATTTGATATTACCTCTTATGAAAGTGGGATTTACCATACATATCAACGGTATAGTATTCTGTTTGCCTCGGAATCTGGAGTAAAGTCAAATTCTACTGTGAAATCTCTGTTTTGATCCTCGTATTTAAAAGTATACATATATTACTCCTCTTAATCTATATTTATAGCTAGAATGAATTCTTTATCATTTCCAGTAAGTCCTCTAATCTCACACAGGCATACCATTGTTTATCGTGGTCGTACCTCCCCATACTAATAGGCATCCAGCCATTACAATTCTGTTCTGCCTGTTTACAGGCATTGACTAAATTAAATGCTTTGCCCCTCTTTACTTCAATTGACACAGGAAGGGCATGGCGGGCTCGTAGTGACATTATAATGTCTTCTCCCTGGCTACCCATTGGTCGACTAAGGATATCGTCCTCAGGGAGCTCTGGGAAGGCTTTACGCAGGATCGCCACTATTTCCTGTTGCCCTTTTCTTCCTTTATTTTTACTGGAGCTTATCTTCATTATGTCTCCAAAGCCCGTCTACTTCAGTATAGTTTTCGGCTAACCACACCTTAAATACTTCCCATTGTTGTTTAAATGTCAGGTCAGGGGTTAGAGTAGCAGCCTGCCATTGTATCCACAATTCGTATTCTGTTTTCATAGTGATTCCACAACTCTTTCCCAGACAGGAACATCAAAATCCTTCATCCCCGCCCTATCATTCTTTATAGCATCTTCGATTTCTTTAATGATTGTTTCCTTAGAGATTGTCGTTAAGTAGTTCTTGTATTTTAGAAGAAGCTCTGAAACCGTATGAGTTATATATGTAGATCTACCTAATGCATATCTAAAAGATAAAAACAGTAGTTTATCTAATTCCCCCTCTTTAATAGTTACACTCGTTACTATTTTGGAAGGGTTGCTCCTAACTGTAAATTGAGAAGCCTCCGGCCCGTAACAATCTGTTATATAGTAATTAGCCTCTCCCCTCTCCGTAAACTTTTTAATTACTTCTCCAGTTTCTAAATGAATAACTTCAAACATCGTCCACCTCCTCACCTTTTAAATTTTTATACACCATCTTTACTGGTTCCCCCCACATTTCATGGATGTTCATAACAACCGCCTTCATAGAGTTATAATCTAATCTATTATCAGATAAATGATGTAACAGTAAATAGCCTTCCTCGGTTATCTCTGTTATTTCTATTCTAGGTATCTTTTGATTTATATCATAAAAAGCTGCTAACGTTTGTCGGATTCTTAGAATATCTTCATCTGAGTGAGTGGCATCTACTTGGAGATAAGGGTACCTAGAATCCGCATGTAAAGTAAATAACCTAAAATCTCTGATAACTTTAGGGGATAAAAACTGTAAAACAAAACTCTCATCCCTATAGTTTTTCATTACGTCTGTACAAGTAGTTAACCAATCTGTGTTGCATATATCAGGGAACCAATGTTTATCTTCTTCTGTGGGGAACTGGCAGATTCGTTTAATATCTTGAAACATAGCAAACCCTAATGCATAAATATTAATACCAGAATAATACTTCCTAGTCCAATTAGGCTGAGCAACTACGGTAGTATGAAAATCTAAAAACTCTAAGTATGAGCCGTCTGTTATATGCCCTTGAAGGTGCATCTCAGTCATAATTATATGGTGAATAAATGTTGCCCAACCTTCATTGATAAGCTTTTCCTGCATTTGAGGGTAAAAATACTGGGCAATTTTACGAACTATTCTGCAAATCTCTTTCTGCCAGGAAGATAACACTGGGCTGTTCTTTTCTAAGAAATAGAGCAGATTATCTTCTGGGAAGTTATATTTATTTTCTTGAGTTTCTTTAATTTCTTCATTTCTCTCAGGTACAGTTCGCCAAACATCATTGAACGTCTGCTCTGTATACTCTTGCCATTTTCTATCTCGTTGCTTTTGAAGTTCCTTTTTTAACCCTCTAGGCTTATTATACCGGTCTACACTGTTGTATTGTATGCTATGACATTTGTCTAAAAAGGATTCAACTTCCTGCTCTCCATATTTATATTCACATTCTTTTATATAAGATCGGGCAAATTTTAGATAATCTATAATATACTTTGCTTCAGTCCAGTTCTTGTATAAATAATTATTCTTAAAGAAACTAGAGTGGCCACAGGAAGCGTGGGCCATAACTAAGGCCTGCATAGTCATAGAATTAGTTTCCATTAAATAAGCTATACAAGGGTCTGTATTAATAACTACTTCATACGCCAATCCCATAAATCCCTTTCTGTACGCCTCGTCATTCTTTAAGAAATTCTTTCCGAAAGACCAATGGGGATACATGATAGGCATCGCATGGCTAGAATAATTAGAAAGCATTTGTTCGCTAGTTATAATTTCAATCTGAGGAGCATAGTACTCTAACCCGAAAGTCTCTCTGGCTATCTTATCAATAACTTTCCAGGTTTTTTCTAACAATTCAAAAGTCCACTCAGGTCCTGTAAATAATGGTTTATTCATACTGGCACCCCTTTTTTCTTAAAGAGTTCCCTTAACGCTGGGTAAATATCTTTATCTTCTGCTACGTTCGCTACACTTAAGTTCTTAGCAGACACTTTAGAGTAAATTTCCAACAGACTATCTTCTAAGTCAAAGTCCCTAATTTGGACGTAAACAAAATACTGTACCTTCTGTAACAATTCCTCTAGTAACGATAAAGTTTTTTCTGTATCTTCCGGATAATTTTCTCCGTCTGATGCCTGTGCAATATATACATTGACAGTCTCTAAAGCAATCTCTTCAGTAATAATTTCATTTATTAATGAAAGGCCAGTAGAAACCACTGTGCCTCCGTTGAATGCCTCATAGAAAAACTCTTTTTCAGCAACCTCCTCAGCTATATGAGTGTGCCGGATAAATCTAAGGGTAATCTTATCGTAAGTTTTAGTTAAAAATAGATATAATAATAAGAAAAACTTTTTAGCTAGAGTCTTCCTAATCTCATCCATCGAGCCTGAGACGTCCATCAGTAAAAATACTACAGCTTCTTTAACAGGAAATGCCACTTTCTTGAAATACTTATATCTAAGGTCCACGTCAGTTAAAAAAAGTTTAGAGTTAGTAGCTTTTCGACGTGCAATAGATTGCTTCAAAGTCTTAAATAAATCCAACCGAGCAGGAACTCCCTCTTTGGTGTATCCAGCTCGCTGTAATTTTAGCTTTGAAGAGCCTTTTAAGCCGTTCTTAATAAAATCAGGAAGCTCCATATCGCTAAAATAAATATCTAAGAATTCTTCTTTGGTCAAAGTAAACATGAAATCTTCAAACACGTCCCCATCAGGATTTCCCTCGGTCCCTTTCTCATTGTCCGCTGGAGGCCTATATATCATGTCTCCCTTTTCTAATGTTTCGTTTCCGGCTAAGACATAATCATACTTACCTTTATGGGGATCATGATGAAATGTAGGCTCATGCATGTCGTTCTTCTTAGCAACTACTTTTCTCTTTTTAGAAATATCCGTAATTCCTTGAGTACCAGCTATTTTATCTACTGCCTCCCTAAGATGTTTCTTATACTTCTTTAGAAACCGTTGCCGATTCCCTTCAGAAGCTTTTCTACCTTGAGGTCGTCTATCTATAATAGTCATATTAATTCTTCAACGTACGCATGTGCCATTCAACAACTCGGCGAACTTGTCTTTCAGTATACCCGAGCTCCATCATTCTATTCACAAAGGACTCATGTTTCTTCTTGTCCTCTTTCTTTCCTTGTCCCGTAAAGGAAATAACTGGTAATAAATCCTGAGTCTTGCTGAACATGGTATTTTCTATTACGCGTCTAAGTTTTTCATACGCAGTCCAACTAGGATTCTTTCCCCCATTCTGGGCCTGATACCTTAAAGCGAAATTAACTACTTCATGTCTAAAATCCTTAGGATTAGCTATTTCAGCCTGCTTTTCAATATGTTCTAGCTCTTTATTCAGCATCGATCTATCAAACATTTGACCAGTATCTGGGTCCCTATAGTCATTATCTTGAATCCAATGATCAGCGAATAAGATATAACGATCGAACAAAGACTGCCCAAATTCTTGGTAACTATCTAAATACGCTGTTTGAATGTCCTTTCCGACCTTCACTGCGTAGTCGGGAGATAAGTAGTCTTTAATATAAGTTAAATATTTATCTGCTGTATCAACAGGCAGTCTACTCTTTAATATTGTTTTTTCTAGCACGTATAATAGATGTACCGGATCGGCGGCTATTTCTTCTATGTCAAAATTATAGACTTCTGCTAATATCTTATAGGCCAATCTCGTAGAAACCCCAAAGAAGCCCTCATTAGATGTAGAACCGTCTTTATATTCTTGGAAGGACTTGGCTTTTACATCCTTTTCTTTAACGTTGTCGCCGTCGTATACTTTCATTTTAGTGACGACTTTAGAGTTTTCAGGAACCTCTAATCTAGTCAACACACAAAACTCAGCCAGCATTCGTAAAGTATTTGGGGCAACCGGAGCATTTTTAAGAGTACTACTGTCTAGAAGTTTAGTATATATCTTTTGCTCTTCAGTTACTCTTAAACAGTAAGGAACTTCTACTGTGTACACCCTGTCCAGGAACGCCTCATTGTTCTTGTTATTCTTAAACGTGTCCCATTCCGCTTCATTAGAATGGGAAATAACCATTCCTTGAAACGGTATAGCAGATATGGCCTCTGTGCCTTTATAGTTTCGTTCTTGAGTCGCCGTTAGTAAAGGGTGGAGCATCTTAATAGGAGCCTTAAACATCTCCACAAATTCTACAATTCCTTGGTTCCCTAAACAAAGACCTCCATTATAACAATAAGCATCAGGGTCGTCTTGAGAGAAAGAATCTAGCTTTCGTATATCGACTTTACCTACTAGAGCAGAAATGTCCTGATTGTTTTCGTCCCCCGGTTCAGTCTTTGAGATAGCAAGTTGGTCCAATTGAGAAGGATAACATTTTAGCACTTTAAACTTAGAAACGTCTCCGTCATACTCTGTTAGTCGTTTTAAGGCCCAAGGACTAGCTATAGTGAAATTAATCGGCAGTCCTAGTTCCTTTCTAGTTTCTATATTTAAAATACCTAAGGGAGACTCGTGAATGGGGCTAGGCTGTCCATCGTCAGCAGTTAATATATAAATAGGTTCTTGTTCCATCAGTTGCTTAAGGCGTTCAACTAAAGATGACTTAGCGGACCCCACCGGACCTAATAAATAAAGAATCTGACGAGATTCCTCTAGTCCTTGAGCCGCATGTCTGAAATAAGAAACAATATGTTCAATTACTTCTTCCAATCCATAAAAATCATTAAACACTCTATATCTTCGAATCGTTTTATTACCGAATATACGGCTCAATTTAGGGTCTTTTGAAGTAATTATCTTCTCCGGTTCCCCTATAGCCTTTAAGAGTCGTTCAGCAGAATTTGAATAAACAGAGGAGTCTTTTTGTGCCAGTTCGAGATAATCCTCAAATGTCATCTCCTCTGCTTTTTTAGATTGAAACTTTTTCTTAAATAAATCTAATGCCTTCATTCTTTACTCCTGATCGTCTGAATGTATAATATTTCGTTTCTGTCTAATATAGACTATAGCAGCCGATGCTATCAAATGCAAGGCAGGATGCAGCCCAGACTCTTTATCTGCTTGTTCCCCACAACGTACACTAGCTGCATGATGTAGACAGCTATTTCCTCTAACCTCTAAGGAACACTTATTACCTTCCGGTGTTAGAAAGTTAGGAATATCCCCACTATTTGGGTGTTTCTGGTTCCCAAAATCAAAAACTTTCATGGTATCCTCGAGAACTTCCTCCAACATATTTAATATCTTATATCTAACTTTTTGATTAAGCATGTACATCCCCGTTTTATCAAATAACCTCTAGAATTTCTGGTAAGTAGTCTTCAACATCCATGTAAAAAATTGGTTTATCTCCGCTCCGAGCATAAGCAATCTCAGCCTTAACTCCTCGACTTTCTTTCCACCCTTTCATTCTAACTACCCAGACTTCATCGCATTTATCGATCATGAGATTATCATGTTCTTGCCAGAACTCCCACCCATGTTGTCCTACGCCAAACTCATCATACGCATGACTTTCAGTAATGGGGCCAAATATGTGGTAACCTAGGGAAACTAATTTAGCACCAATCGCTGTAACAATAGCCCATCTAAGTTTCATAACAACCTTACTTTTATGTGTAAAGGGACTAGCTAGGTAAATTAACTTCATATTTGTTCCCCGTTACTTTAACATCTAAATCTGATAAATTTAACAAGCGGTCATCAATGATGTGCACTAAAAAGCTTCCAAACTTAAATACAACTTCCTTATTCAAAAAAGCATGCCCTCCCCAAACATAATCGCCAGTTACCAAATCTCCTTCATAAATATCTTCTCCTGTTGAATCTTTTAATCCAGTCCATTCCATAATATCTATTTCGTGATTTCCCATTAAAGTAAAAAAATCACATAAACATGCAAATTCCTCCGAATGCCGCACTATATTATTGGATTCCAGGGAAGGATTTAAAATAAAAGCTCTAAATTTATACTCTCTCATTTAAGCACCTCTTTAACTTGTTCAATATCCCCATCTTGAAGAATTTTAGCTAACTCCTAATATCTAATATAACGTCGATATATATATAATTAGTATCATCTCCTTTCCCGTTATGAATTGAGTCCGCTATAGCCAAGTTGTACGCTTGACCTATTCTAATCTTTTCTTCTTGTGTTTTCATTTTTACCTCCAATCCCCAATAATTTTAAGTTTACCCTCAAATACGGGTTTTCTAATCTCCTTTACACCAAGGATAACTTAATTGATTATACCTAGTCAGATACGTTGGATGATTATCATCGACCGCCTCTCCAACCTCCAAATAACGCTTCAGGAACCACTTTCGTCCTTGACAGATGTCGTACCCTGCTCTAAGCATCAACGACGCACCATACACGTCTGCTTCCTGTTCTAACGTTATTTCTTTCTCCGCTTACCTTTATAATTTCATGTATATGTTGCGGAACCGGACCTGTTTTCCACAAAACATTATATTCTAATATGGTTCCCCAAATAAAAAAGAAAAGGACGATTAATCCTAAAAACCTAAGGAGAATACCTACATATATTTTTAATAAATTTTTTCATATGATAAGCTCAATAATAATTTAACTAATTTTTTATACTCACTGTTTACTCTAAACGACTTACTTTTTAAAAATCTGGTGGCTTCCTCCTGTAAAATTTCACAAATCTGCATATTTTTCTCTGTTTTATAAATAACAATCGGCCAGTGCAGTTCGGCTGTTTGTTGTGTTAAATCCGTATTCAATATTGCTAGATACGCAATGTCCCTTCCCGTACAACAAAGCTGCACTTGTGCTTAAATTAAATAAGGAACATTAGGGTATCCTGCATATTTATGATAAGTATGTGGTCGAGTCGTTTTGCATTCAAGTAAAATATTCTCATAATAAGCATCAGGAGTAGCACCTAAAGAGCCATTAGTATAAAACACTTTACCTTTTTGTTCGGTTTCAAATAAAACAAACTCAGTGTTCAAAACACTATTAACGACATTAACAACAACTGGCTCTAACATTTGCCCAACTTTAGTGAAAGCGTTTCCTTCAAAAGGTTCTGGAGACTTCAACCGACCAGGGCTAGAGTATGGATTAAGCCCAACTAAAGTAGCTGCATTCGATGCAGTAACAAAATGGGTTCTCATCTCTAACCATTTCTTTTCACTCTTTATTATTCTTTTCACTTTATCTCCTGTGACCGAAGGTCACTATAGCGACTTTCAGTCGCTCCAAAACTTTTTAGTCCAATATCCATCAGCTTTCTGCCACTGATCGGATAAAGAAGCTTCCACTGTTATACGAACAGACGGAAATACGGTTTTCATTTCATCAATCATTATATAAGAAAGCTCCTCTGCATTATCCAGAATCCGACTATTATCAATAACCTCAAACAATATTTCATCATGGATAAATGCTAGTGGAGTAATTTCTGGATGCCGCCAAAAATCTCGTACAATTCGGCAAACTGCTCTTTTAGCCCCTATGGCTGAGGGAGTCTGCATTAATAGTCCATTACATAAAGCAGTATATGTGCACCAGTCCCTCTTGAATCCATATACTTCATAAGCATACATGGGCTCTTCTTCTACTTCCCCAAAATCATTCTGCACCCATCGATATTCCCCAGTTAAAAACTGCTTATGACCTTCTTTTAAGAACATCTCTAATTCTGGGTACAAACTAAGAAAATTTTTCTTAAGAGTAATCAACTCATCTTTAACTAAAGCATACTTATATTTACTCAACCGAGCTATTCTTAAATCATCTCTACAAAGTGCGTATAGGTAGGGAAACAATTCTTGTTTTGTATCTGCTTCTTGTAAAATCTTAAACTCAGTCCTTATTCCATCCTTCCACATAATAGTTCGCATAGTATCATACCCTAAACCTCCCGGAAACCCTAAATTAATTGGTTTAGCTTTTTGTCTATCTTCTTTGTATTTAGCCTTGTTTAAGATAAAATGGTCATAAGAAATCTTTTTAATTTTAGCTGCTAACAAACTGTGCATATCTATAGGGGAATTCCCACTATTTAACTTATCTAACATAGATGACTTTCCATAAATTTTAAACAGTTGGTAAGCAGTTGAGCAAAGTTCTATTCCAGCATAATCTATAGAGAGTATTTTACGTCCCGACCGAGGAACAAAACAATTCCTAAGATCATAAGTTACATTTTCTACTTTTCTAGGCAATTGCTGTATATTAAGAGAAGGAAATAAATCTGTTCCATTTGAAGAGGTTCTACAAGTATTCTTTACTGCAGAATATTGGCTATATATTATATCTTCGGTCATTCTATTTAAATAAGCAGCTATCACTTTTTCATATAAAGAAAGATATGCAAACGAGTTTACTATTTCGTCATCTACCTGATGCTTATAAGTTTCTAGTGCTTCGGATTTGACACTTGGTTGTCCAGAATTTGTATACATTAATTGGACACTTAATTCCTTTACATATCCCTGAAGCTTTTTCACTTCTTTCTTATACTTGCCCTCTTTAGTTTTTACACACATTTCTCTACTAATAAGTAATTCATAGTGGGGTTTTAAATGTTCAGTAACTTCTCTACGTAATATACTTGCTCTGTTTAAATCTATCTTTAATCCAGTAGCTCCCATTAAATTCAAGTACACTGCCGCTTTAACACATTCTTTTTGGGCTCTTTTCTCTTGTGCGCTATATAATTTATATGCCCAGATAGAATCGTCTAAAACATATTGAATAGCTTCTTGAGGCCAAACATCTACGTTTTCTAACTCAGAATACCTCATTCGCCAAGCATCTTGCTCTTTAGTGGCAGAAATATCTTCTTTAAAATAACTCCACACTAGATTAGAGAGTGTAAGAGAATGTATTGCCTTTTGTCTAAGAATATTATTTAGCTGTTCTGCAACCTTAGTACAATAAATTCTACCTTCATCTAAGGCAGCAAATAACTGATTAGTTAATTCAGGAAAGTGGGTTATTATAACTCCACATTCAAATACTGCATTATGAGCAATGATAATATCCTTCTGTAGTATATCTCTAAGATACTCTTTCATGTCCTCTTTACGGTGTAGTAAAGCTTGATTCCCATCATATGAACTTAAACACACAGGTTTAGGGAAAATGGCATCCTTGCCAATTAAGTACGTCTCAAAGTCTATAGCGACAATCATTATTTACCTACCTCTTCAGCTAATGCAGCTCTAATCCGAGCTAAATTTTCTTCTTGACTGCAAGTTGTAGTTGCATTTCCAATTTCCAAATCGTGAATTATTATCGCAGCTAACTTAATTCCTCCTCCCTTCTTTCCTTCAAATGGTTCAATCATAATTTTAGCTGTTCCCTTTGAGTCTTTAAAGAAATACGGAGCTTCCTCTATTTCATTTCCATTCGCGTCACTTAATAGTGGGGTACGAAGAGTAGCGGCTCTGATTAATGTCTTACCTGATTGCAGCAAGGCCTTAATCTCTTGACTTTTACCCCGATACGTTGTAGAAGTAACCAGAATATCAGGATTAATGTCTGAAATCTTAGTCAAAAAGGCAGAATCTTTTTTAGAATCAAACGCCATTCTAACAACATACTCTTCTTTTTCAGTCTTTTCATTCAGAACAGTGTTAGCTACCGCCATAAATTGAATTTCACCAACTGGTGAGATTATTAAATTGGTTTCAGTTGACATTGTGTTATATCCTCAATTAAAAATAATAAAAATTCTTTCTGTCCGCAAATAACAATATGATCTTGTCTAATTATAACAGGTAAGTTAAACTCATCTGCCAGCTGTAATAATACATTTAAATCTATCATACATATTGTTTCCTTGTTGTTATATTATTAATAATATACTATTATATTGAGAATACAAGCTAAATTAAAATATTTTTCCGGTTACTTGATTATTTCTAATAAGTATGCTATACTCAACTTGTCGTCCGGTCAATCTATTACTATCTAGTTACTGGGGAGTACTATGCAGCTTAGCTCAATTTATGAAAAATTTAAATCACAAGTAAATAAAGATTATATGGTATATATCGATTATAGTTTACCTTCTTATAAAAAGAGATTGTTTGTATATGATTTAAATAAAAAGGAAGTCATTAGAGAACATCATGTAGCACATGGAACTAAGTCGACAGGTAGTTCCCCCGAAATCTCCAATAGATTCAGTAACTTACTCGGTAGTCGACAAAGTAGTTTAGGGGCCATGCGAACTGGTAAAGTTTATTACGGAAAATATGGTAAGAGTCTTCGCCTTCACGGACTAGAAAAAGGTATTAATAATCTGGTTTACCTACGGTCTATTGTTGTTCATCCCTCTAACTACGTTACTGATGAATACATACAGGCTCATGGTTACGCAGGACGGTCCTGGGGATGTTTAGCTGTGGACCCCTCTATATCAAGCTCATTAATTGATTTAATTAAAGAGGGGACTCTTGTTTATGCAGATTATTAGAAACATAGTGTAGTCTTATTAGTAAATTCAGCCTCTAAATAATAAGTTTCTAGTTCTTTTTCTATATACCTTACCCCCTGAGAACTGGATACAGCTTGTGAAGCCATTCTATCTAGTTCTGTATCATCTGGTGTAGAAATGTTTATGTTTAATTCCGTCAAACAAGCGTGTTTTGTAGGTAATAAGAAATCTACTAGTATTTTTTTATAGTCTTCCGCTGAAAAGGTATCTAAGCGAACAGTTAAGGACATCCGCCCTAGTAATTCTGGAATTAACCCGCTAGTTGTTAAATCAATGTTTCCTACTAAAGGCAATAGCTCAGAAGTAAAAAAGCCTATTGAACGGGAATGTTGTCGTTGTTTACAGTCATGAAATGCTCCAGCAAATACCCAAGATATTCCACTATATTTCTCTTTGTTATCTATTAAAGTTAAAAAGGAACTTTGAGTAGATAGATTCCATCCACGTCCATTTGAATCAATTCCTAATTTATCAATCTCGTCAACAAAGATAACCATGCTATTCAAAGCGCCCTCGTGAGAGAAGGCAACTCCAGATTTAACCGCCCGCTCCGCGGTAGAGTCAATTAAGGCAGTTAATTTTTCTTGGGTAATTCCGTCCGCACTAGTGGGAGCCAACCTCGTAGCATCTATATAAAGATACGGGAAGGGCATAAGAGTTCGTAATGAACCTAATAAATGGGTTTTTCCAGTTCCACTATCCCCTATTAAGAGACACCGTAAAGGTTTTAAATCAGTCGGCTCATTAAGAACACATTTTTTATAGTATCTTAGTTTTGAGCGTTGAATAAGAGTTATTAAAAGTTTCTTAGTCTCTACATGCCCGTAAACAAGTTTGTTTAATTTTTCTAAAATTTCTTGATTGTTCATTTCAGGTCCTAGGTTAAAATATAAATAAGGTCTGCCCCAGCTAATACACAGAGTGTTCCCCATGCTACTCCTACCACTTTAATTGGGTACCATAGGTATAGAGAGGTTTTTGGGAACAGACATAAAAAGATAGATATTAAGCCACATAAAGTTATCATTTTATTTCCTCAATTAATTTAATATATCTGTCATATAAAGGTTTAGAATTATATAGTGCTTCTTGAACATCTTCAAAAGGTGTGTTTAACCATTCTTCTTTAGTTTTTCTCATACATCCTATTTCAATTCTTCTTAACCTTTTTATTATTGGGTAAGGTAATTTAGAGTTATTTACAATATCGATATCATTTCGGAGTTTTACGGAAGCATACTTTAATACCCATCCATTTTGTTTAATTGCTTCCATCACAACTTCCTTATCATTTCGTAGTTCTCTTGGAGCAAAGCATAATACTATTCCATCTTGCTTAACTGCTTCTAGCACAAATTCTTTATCATTTCTCAGTTCTACTGGAGCAAATGTTAATGCCCAACCATGTCCCTTAACTGCTTCTAGCACAATTTCTCTATCATTTTGTAGTTCTTTTGAAGCATATTGTAATGCCCGCCCATCTTTTTTAACTGCTTCCAATACTTCTTTCTTATCGTTCCAGTTCATGTCATTCTTTATCCTATTACTTTTATATACTGTCATTTTAGTTCCTTAATTAGTTTAATATATCTATCATATAAAGGTTTAGAGTTATATAGTGCTTCTTGAACATCTTCAAAAGGTGTGTTTAACCATTCTTCTTTAGTTTTTCTCATACATCCTATTTCAATTCTTCTTAACCTTTTTATTATTGGGTAAGGTAGTTTAGAGTTATTTATAATATCGATATCATTTCGGAGTTTTTCGGAAACATATTGTAATACCCATCCATGTTGTTTAACTGCTTCCATCACAAATTCCTTTACTTCTTTCTTATCGTTCCAGTTCATGTTATTCCCCTATATATTTATCACCAAAATGGACCACTAATAATTTTCTGAAGGTTCCTCTTGAGACATCAAAATACTTAGCGGCTTTTGATTGGTTATATCT